GAGATATCTTCCAGAAAAAGCTATAAAGGCTTTATCAGCTAAAGAGTATGCTGCAACGACAGCAAAGAAAAGAAAAGATAAGGCTAGAGGTAAGCAACATTCAAAACAACCTAAGAAGATTGCTGCTGCCACTAGAAGATATAGAAAACAAAGATAGTTTAAATAATTACATAAGGGGAGAATTATGGAAGAAGTATCATCAGGAATACAATTTGTGGGCATGTTAATTACAGTTTTTAAAATTATGCCATGGGTCATCTCAGGAGCAGCATTGATTTGTTCATTGACTCCTACACCTAAAGATGATGAAATGATTGCAAAGTTATATAAAGTATTAGATGCTTTTGCACTAAACATAGGTAAAGCAAAAGATAAATGAGTAAGTTTGAGAAAGCCATCAAATGGCATAAAGGAATGGTAGAGTGGTTTCAGAAGATAACTGGCTGGGATGACTATACCTTATTATGGTTAGCCTTTCTAGAGGGTGTTATATTGACTCTTTTAGTTGGGTATATTTTATAACACTAGGAGATAATTACAATGATGAATAATGATAAAAGAAAAGGCATGATGTATGGTGGTATGGGTAAAAAGAAAATGATGCATGGTGGCGAAAGTAAAATGGATATGGATTCAGCCAAAAGAAAGAAGATGGCTATGGGTGGACCAAGCCAACCTTCATATGGTCATGGTGAAATGCCTAAAGGATCAGCTAACTAAAAATGGCTAGTGAAAGAGATCCAAGACTAAAACGAGCTGGAGTATCTGGTTTTAATAAACCTAAAAGAACTCCTAGTCATCCTAAGAAGTCACATGTTGTTGTGGCTAAAGAGGGTGATAAAGTTAAGACTATTCGTTTTGGTCAACAAGGTGTTAAGACTGCTGGTAAGCCTAAAGCGGGTGAGTCAGCAAAACAGAAAGCTAGAAGGAAATCTTTTAAAGCTAGACATGGTAAGAATATTAGAAAAGGTAAAATGTCAGCAGCTTTTTGGGCTGATAAAGTAAAATGGTAAAGTATGTTAATTCCAGACGGGTATATTAGAAGAGTTACCTCAACAATTCCTTTTGGATATGAACTTGACACTAACATAGATGGTTATTTAAAACCAATAGAACAAGAGTTAGAAGTTCTAAAAGAGGTTACGGAATCTGTTCATAGACAAGAAATAAGTCTCGGAGTAGGTGTTGATTGGCTAGAAGCTGAGACAGGTAGGAAGCTATCTAAAGTAGGTTTAAAGAAGCATGTAGATAAGACTTATGGAAGATAATGAAAAAAATAATAAAAAATACTTGACAAATGCTCAAGGTGACTATATACTAAAGAAAGATGGTAGTCCAAGAAAAAAAGCTGGAAGACCTAAAAATTCAGAGTTATCTGATGTTAAAGCAGCCTTACAAGCTAAAAGAAAATTAGAGCGTAAGGGTAAAAAAGTTACAAAGTTGCGCAGAAACTTAAAAGCAGCGCAACGGCAACTTAAGAAAGAAGAAAAAGTATTACAGTCAAATGTAATTACTCAGTCAGAAAGTAAAGAATTGCCCGATGCAATACAGAAGCATTTAAGTGATACAGGTTCTTATGTTGAATTTATGCCCAACGAAGGACCTCAAACAGACTTCTTAGCAGCAGGGGAAAAAGATGTGTTGTATGGTGGTGCAGCAGGTGGAGGTAAAAGCTTTGCCATGCTTATAGATCCTTTAAGATCTTGTCACATAACAGCACACAGAGCATTGATACTTCGGAGGTCAATGCCCGAATTGAGAGAACTTATTGATAAGTCTAGGGAAATATATCCTAAAGCTTTCAAAGGTGCTAAGTTTAAAGAAGTTGAAAAGCTTTGGCAGTTCCCTAGTGGAGCTAAAATAGAATTTGGATTCTTAGAAAGAGATTCAGATGCTTATCGTTATCAAGGACAAGCCTATAGTTGGATAGGGTTTGACGAGATAACTCACCTACCAACAGAGTTTGGTTGGAATTATCTAGCATCTCGTCTAAGAACTACAGATAAGAATTTACAAACTTATCTTCGTTGTACAGCTAATCCCGGTGGTGTTGGCGCACAATGGGTAAAGAAAAGATATGTTGATCCATCAGACCACAACCATAGTTTTAAAGGGCATGATGGATTAACGAGAAAGTTTATTCCGGCTAAGTTACAGGATAATCCTTATTTAGCGGAAGATGGTGAATACGAAAGGATGCTAAACTCCTTACCTGCTGTTCAAAGAAAGCAGCTATTAGAAGGTAATTGGGATATTTCTGAAGGAGCAGCATTTGCGGAATTTGAATTAGAACGCCATGTTATAGTACCATTTGATATCCCGACATGGTGGGAAAGAGTAAAAGGAATTGACTATGGGTACGCCTCCGAAAGTTGTTGTTTATGGGCTGCTGTTGATCCTGAAGATAAGACCATTATCATATATAGAGAATTATACCAAAAGGGTCTTACCGGAGAAGCACTAGCTGATAAGCTTACACAACTTGAGGAAGGTGAAATGAAGTCAATAAGTGGAATATTAGATACTGCAGCTTGGTCTAGAACAGGATATACAGGACCAACAATAGGTGAAGTTTTAATTAAAAAAGGACATAAACTTAGAAGGGCTGATAAGAACAGGGTAGCTGGTAAAGTTCAAGTACATGAACATTTAAGATCTAGAGAAAGTACTACTAGACCTAGATTACAAATATTCAATAGTTGTGCTAACTTGATTAAAGAACTACAAGGAATACCGCTATCTAAAACTAACTCAGAAGATGTGGATACACATGCTCCTGATCATGCTTACGATGCTTTAAGATATATGTTAATGAGTAGACCAAGACTTGATAATCCTTATGATAGGAGATTGAAATTTGCTACAGAAAACTATAGTCCTTCTGACACAACATTTGGATATTAAGGAGAAATACAAAAATGAATCAACATGCTAGACGAGTCATTAGAGTAACACCTACTATTACAGGAGTTACTTATGCTAATAATGATATATTATTCGATACAACAGAAGTACCTTTAGCAGTAGGTAAAAAAGGAGAATGTTCTAAATTAGTATCTGCTATGATGATATCTAAATCTAATTCACTTGTTGACATTGAATTATTTTTCTGTCAAGTGAATCAATCTGTAGGTACTGTAAATGCTGCACGAAATGTATCTGATGCTGATTTTGCTACTGCAAAAGTTTTAGGAAGAATAACTCTTGATAGTTCAGCAGATAACTATAATTATGGCGGTGGTAGAGTTCATAATTTTGATAGACAAAGTGAAACATATGAAACAACTGATCAATGGAAATCAAGGTTTCCTATTTTGTTACAGGCTGCTTCAGGAACTACAAGCGTATTTACTTTTGCATTTATTGCAGGAACAGATGTAACGCCTGATTTTTCAGTTGGAGATATAGAGCTAGTACTTGGCGTAGAATATTAATTCCTCTGTACAAGTTTCAGATATAAGGAGTTATAATGGCTGAACAAGACAATACTTTTTTAAGTGCTGACAATATCTACGAAGATGTTGAAGGTGAAACAGGAAAGACTTTAACTCTTGAAGGGATTCAAGAATCTAATTTATTAGGTATTATTAAGTCTCGTTTTGCTGCAGCAGAAGATAAAAAAGATTTAGATGAGAAAAGATGGCTGACATCTTACGAAAACTATAGAGGTCTTTACAGTAAAGGTGTAAAGTTTAGATCATCTGAAAAGTCTAGAGTTTTTATTAAAGTTACTAAGACAAAAGTACTTGCTGCTTTTGGACAATTAGTTGATGTAATGTTTGGAACTGGAAAGTTTCCTATTGGTGTTACAGAAACTAAAATACCTGAAGGTGAATTAGGACAAGCATATTTAGATATTAATAATCCTACACCTGATCTTGAAACTTCACAGCCTGATAATTTAGGCAATAGAATGGAAGATGAGCCACAAGAGGAAATGAATCCTTATGATGTTGGCTATGAAGGTGATGGTAGAATATTAGCTCCCGGTGCTACTTTTAATAAAGGTATATTTTCTGAGAGTATTGAAGACCAAGCAGCAGATATGTTAGTTGAAGGTGCTAATCCTAACCCTCAAATATTAGAATTAAATCCTGCTCAAAAAGCTGCAAGAAGAATGGAAAAGTTAATCCATGATCAGATTG